CGTGGCGCAGGGCAACAGCTCCGTCGTGGCGTGGGACAACAGCTCCGTCGAGGCGCGGGGCAACAGCTCCGTCGTGGCGTGGGACAACAGCTCCGTCGAGGCGCGGGGCAACAGCCAAATCGTAGACGCTGCACGAAATAATAACCTCGAAATCAGCGGCAATGCCCGTATAGTTTATAATCCATCAAACATTGATGAATATATAGATTTTTACGGGTTGGATGCGACCGATACAACAGTCAAAATGTATAAAGCCGTGCATTTCTGCTACGGCGCATATCACGCAGACTACGACTGCAAATTTATTTACACCATAGGCGACATTGTTACGCCCGATAACGGTTTCACCAATAGCGTACTAAGCAGATGCGGTGCCGGTATCCACCTTGCGCATAAGGCGTGGGCAATCAGCTACGGCGCAAACTGGTCTGATCTTGCAATTTTGGAATGCGAATGCGAAAAATCCGATGTGCTTGTACCGCTGTATGGCGACGGTAAAGTCCGGGCGCGCAAAGCAAAAGTGCTGCGTGAAGTACCGCTTGAAGAATGCGGATTGTACGGCGAAATAATTGCGAAAAGAAGGGCAAACGATGAATAAATACACGATCATCATAGCGCAGGTGTGCGCGATTCTGCTGGCGCTGATAGTCATGGTACTGCTTGCCCTTGATAAAGGGGGCAGCAAGGCCAGCGCGGACGGTGTACCGCCGGAGGTTGATACGGACGGATTGTGCGTAGTGGAAGTGGCAGAGTCTGAGTATGAGATGTACTTTACCGAGGCCGATGTCACGGCGCTCGCGCAGATGCTATACGGCGAGGCTCGCGGCTGCACGGTAGACAATCAGATGAAATGCGTGTGGTGCGTACTTAACCGTGTGGATGATGCACGTTTTCCCGATACCATCATAGGCGTTGTGTCCGCGCCGGGGCAGTTTTACGGCTACAGCCCCGATTTTCCTGTGCTGGACAGGCTGTACGCCGTGGCGCTGGATGTGCTTACGCGCTGGAGCATGGAGAAGCAGGGCGCGGATGTGGCAAGGGAACTGCCCGGTACATACTGCTGGTTCACCGGCGATGGGGAGACAAATCACTTTCGGGAGGCGTTTTGAATGTCCAACAAAAAGATACTTGATGTAACGTGTGGATCTCGCACGATATGGTTTAACAAAAATCATCCGAATGCGATTTATTGCGATAAAAGGGATGAAGCGCTTACGCGGATATGGAAAAGCACGGACGGACTTAGCGAAAGAACGTGCTATGTACATCCTGATGTTCAGTGCGATTTTACCTGTCTGCCCTTTGATGATAACAGTTTTTCGCTTGTGGTTTTTGACCCGCCGCATTTAATCCGCGCTGGTGATAATTCGTGGATGGTTAAAAAGTACGGCAAGCTTAGTCAAGGCTGGGAACAGACGATCCACGAAGGATTCATGGAATGTATGCGCGTATTGAAGCCCGACGGCGTGTTGATATTCAAATGGTCGGAAACGCAGATCCCCGCAGACAGGTTATGGCGAGCAATCGGGCGAAAACCGCTATTTGGTCATCATAGCGGCAAAAAATCCAAGACCTTTTGGGGCTGCTTTATGAAAGGGGTTACGTGAATGACTGATACTGATCTTTTAATCCAAAACCCAAGGCGCGAAAACGAAGTTCTAAGAGCGGAGCTTGAGCAGTGGATTCCGTGCAGCGAGAAGTTGCCTGAGGAATGGATTGACGACGACGATAACACTTACATCAACTATCTGATTTATATGCCCTATTTCAAAGCAACAGGTGTCGGGGTATATAACGATGACAAAGAAAGTTGGCTTTTCAGGGGCGTAGAAGTAAAAGTAAGCCACTGGATGCCGCTGCCGGATGCGCCGAAAGGGGCAAACGATGGCGCTTGAATTATGCCCGATGACCCTCAAGGAGGCAAATGCATATGTCGAGCAGCACCACCGCCACCATAAGCCGGTCACGGGGCATAAATTTTCTATTGGCTGTTCCGACGGAGAAAAGATAGTCGGCGTTGCTATCGTCGGTAGACCTGTATCACGGCACTTAGATGATGGCTGGACGCTTGAGGTCAACCGCCTTTGCACGGACGGAACACACAACGCCTGTTCTATGCTTTATGCCGCTGCGTGGCGAGCGGCGCGAGCGATGGGCTATAAACGGCTCGTTACCTACATACTTGATAGCGAGAACGGCAGCAGCTTAAAGGCGGCAGGGTGGAAATGCGTAGGGCAAGCGGGCGGCTTACGATGGACTGGCAAGCGCCGCCCCGAAGTAGACCTATATCCCGCGCAGATGAAAATCAGATTTGAGAAGGAGGAGTAAAAAATGGGAGCAAGACGCTTATCAGCGAACTATGCCAATACTGCGGGAAGTACAAACACGCACACGAGGGTGCCTGCGACGGGTGCAAATGGAGGGAAATGTGATGGACGCCGTTAAGTTTATCGAGGAGCGCAACCGAATGTGTCGCGCATTCGGCAAGTCCTGCGATGGGTGCCCAGCAGTTTACGAGAATGGGTGGGGCTGCGACGACGATGCATGGGACGAAAAGCTCGTTGACACCGTTGAGAAGTGGTTTGCTGCACACCCGCGCAAGACGCGGCAGAGCGTGTTTTTGGAGCAATATCCGGAGGCAAGGATTGGCAGTAACGATGTGCTGTGCATATGCCCGACTGTAATTTCTACTGCTTACAGAGACGCACACGGTAGTTGCGTGAGGGCTGGCATCTCTTGCCCCGACTGCCGCCGAGCGTTCTGGATGCAGGAGGTGGAGTGATGGAACGCCTGACAAAACATAGCAAGCAAACATCGCACGAAAACGGTATCTGTTGCACACATTTTTTCGGCCCCGAATGCCTCGAAGTTGGTGGGAACTGCGCCATGAATTGTAAGTGGGAAGAAGCGGCGTGGAGCCGCCTTGCCGCCTACGAGGACACGAGGCTGACGCCAGAAGAAGTAACCACATTACAAAAAGACTGGAACACCCTATGCACGGTGATCGGAGAATGTGGCGGCATTGAACGAGTAAAGGAGTTGGCCGAAGCCGACAAGGACGGTCGTGTGGTGGTGCTGCCGTGTAAGGACTGGCTCAATGTTGTCTTTGGAGATCAAGTTTTGTTCTGGGGAATTGACAAGAGCTACATGGAAAACCCAATCAGGGAGATTTCCGTGGATGACGCTGAACGCATCGGGTGGTACGACGGATATAAAACTGTATACCTGAAAGGCACGGACGAAAACGGAGAAGCTTGGGAGTTTTGTCCAGAAGAAGTCGGCAAGACCGTATTCCTCACCCGCGAGGAAGCGGAAAAAGCATTGGAGGCAAGGAAAGATGGCGACAAAACTGATCTGTGACCGCTGCGGCGCGGAGATAAACCCAATGAGCTCCGTGACCTATGCCGGAATGCGGCGGTTTAAAATAGAAGCAAACAACAACGACTACGAGCTGTGCGTTTCGTGCGCACACGAGCTACGGGCGTGGCTTAGTGGAAAGGAGGGCGAAGATGACTGAATACATAGACAGAGATGCGGTATATACGGCATTTGCGAATGCTTGTACAGACGTACTCGAAAGAGCATCCGAAATTGAGTATATTGCTGGCTTTAGCGATGAACTCGTTATAGAAATACTGGACAATATACCTACCGTCAACGTCGCGCCTATAAAGCATGGACAGTGGGAATGGTTTGACGAAGATATAGGAACACCGATTACAGGCCATGAAAGAGAATGGGGCTGGCGTTGTTCGCGCTGCAAGCATGAATTGCCGGACGATTACGACGATCCTGATTATCGCCCGATGTTAGACTATTGCCCCTATTGCGGGGCGAAGATGGAGGGAGGTGCTAATAATGACTGAATACATAGAGCGTGGGAGGTTGCAAACAGCTATTCAAAAAGGATGCAAACCATGGGGTTATGACTACTATAGATACGTGATGGGTTGGAGCGATTGCCTAACGCGCGTTAGAGACATGGTGAGCAAAGCTCCTGCCGCCGATGTTGAGCCGGTGGTGCATAGCTACTGGGAAAGTTATGATTGCTCTCAGTATATGGGCACAGACGAGTATGGTGAGCCAAAGTGGCGTAACGGGAAGTTTTACGTTTGTCATAATCACAGATGTCGGCGAAAGACGGTTGTAAAAAGTCACTACTGCCCCAACTGTGGGGCGAAAATGGACGGTGCGGAATGAAAATCTACAAAAATCCGTGGGTGACGCGAGAAAGCTACTTTGTAAAAACTGGCACAGCAAAGTCGGCAAAGATGGAGGCGGCGAAATCCAGCGGCTATTCTATTGATTTTTGGAACGGTAAATAGGTCGTCCGTAAGGCAGCCTATTATAACAAGTCCCTATCTGAAATGCCTATTGTTTGCGAAAACAGATGCAGTTTGCAGGCGCGAATTGATAAGGCGATTGTGGACACGGTTCTTGGCTTTGTGGAGGTAGTAAAGATGGACGGAGGTGACAGCGATGCGACTGATTGATGGCGACGCGCTGATTGAAAAATTCAACGAAAAAGCTGGCATGGCGGAGTGTCTCATTGATGCGAGAACAGCAGAACGATTTGCTACATTCTGTGCGCTTGCTGAAACCGTAGAGCAGATGCCTACAATTGATGCCGTTTCCGTCGTCAGGTGCAAAGATTGCAAACAACTTCAATGCTGCAATTACACACAGTTTCTTGGGGTTGATGGGTATTGCAGTTACGGAGAATATAAGCGCAACACGGAGGGTATCAAATGACAGACGAAACGATAATGTACAAGCCCGAAAAGAACATCTCGATTGAAATCTTAGATTTTCTCGATTGGTTTTCATCGGACGAGCCTAACGAATACGAAAAAGGCATCATAACAGGTTTACGCATAGCACAGACGATTGCCGAAGTCGTAGAACGAAACAGCGAGGTGAGCGAATGACAGCAGCAGAAGCACAAGAACGCCTTGTTTGCATCTTAAACAATAATCAATTCACAAAAGCAGACAAAAAGGCAATGTACTTAGCAATCAATGCTATTAACAAGCAGATACCGAAAAAGCCGACGAACTTTGCAATAGACAATAACGGTTACACAATCTATGACTGCGAGTGCCCAAGCTGCGAACAATCGCATCGAGAGCTTTTTCCGTTTGCTTTTTGCATTCACTGTGGGCAAGCGCTTGACTGGGGTGATACCAAATGACACGCGGGGAATATATGCGTAAGGCGCGATTGGATGCAGGGTTAAGCATCGTGCGGCTGGCCGAAATATCCGGCATAGCCCAAACCACGATAAGCCTGCTTGAACGCAAATCACTACGCGGCGGCTGGATAGATACAATAGAAATCCTTGCCGATGCGCTCGGACTGAGTATCGACGAATACGTAGGCCATAAGGTGGTGACTAAGCATGGGTAAGCAATCGGCATTTGCAAAGGCCGTGCAGCGTGAAGTGAACATTCAGCTACAGCTTTACGGGCGTAACCGCATGCAACTTGCGGAGGACGCGGCGTTTATGGCGGCTAACGAAGTGCTTGGACTGGGCTCCGGCAGGGCACGGGCATTCGGCGAGGCGAAGGTATTCCGATATCGTCGTTTATCGACAGCGCCTGTAGGCACTTGGCAAAGTATCAGTGCGGTCTTGACGATGAAGACCATCTTGCCGCCGTTGCATTTAACGTGCTTGGTGCGATGCTTATGGAAAACACAAGGCCGGAAATGTTGGACTTGCCGTTAAGAAAGGGAAAGAAAACGTTCGAGTATTTTGAAACGGAGGTAGAAACATGAAAAGATTACTATACGCAATACGCCTATGGCTGTTAGATGTTCTCGGCGGTGTGCCAAAGCCGCATTATGATTATTTACATGGCCTGCTGCATAGCGAACGCAGAGACCACAACATGATATGTTGCGAATACGAGGACGAAATACGCGATTACCGCATGGCCGTGCGTGAAATCTGCCGCAGAAGCGAAAACACCTATTACGACTGGTGCTGCGATCAGTGCGCTTGCGACTGCGATAAGCGTAACGGCTGGTGTAACGATTTCGAACCTGTAAGCTATGAAAAGTGACTGCCATAATTGCCCGGATCGGACTGTGAAATGCCATGCAACGTGCGAACGGTACAAGGCGTTTTGCGAAAGGAACGAAGCTGTCAAGGCCGCACGGCGTGAAGATGATTCAGCAAAGGGCATATTGGTTGCCGGCTACATAAAACGAGCTAAGGCCGTGCGGACGAAAACACATAAAATGGTGTGGAGGTACCGCGGGACATGACGCAGAATGAAAGAATACTCCGGCATTTGAGGGATAACGGCAGCATAACACCGCTGGATGCGCTATCGGAATACGGCATAATGCGGCTTGCTTCGCGTATATCTGATTTGCGCAGCAGGGGCTATGATATATCGCGTGAAATGGTGCAGGGGCGCAACAGGTACGGCGAGGCGACAAGGTATGCAAGGTATACGCTGGGGAGGAATGGCGGTGGCTGATTATGGCGATTATAAAGTGCTGTGCCCGTTTTGGTCGAAAGGCTCGGCGCGAGAAAACAAAATATTCTGCGAGGGCTTTTGCCCGGATGCACGGTTGCAGCTATGGTTTAAAGGAAATGAGAAGAAGCGTAAGGCATTCATTGAAAAATACTGTAGTAATAGTTATGCCATGTGCCCGGCGTACAGGATCACGGAAGCCAAATACAACGAAAGAGGGTAGCGCATTATGCGTTACCCTTTATTTTTGCGGTAAGGGTGGAGTTACATTATATGCCCTTCATGTTTCATAATGGTGATATGGATATTTGGGATGATATTAAAACCGAATACATAACTACGGGCATCGGTACACGGCCGCTTGCTGCAAAATATAAGGTATCGTACAGTACCTTGCGCAAACGTGCGGCGAGGGAGCAGTGGGCGCAGGAAAGGGCGCAGTTTAGGACGCAGAGGGGTGCAGACCGTGTACAGGCACAGCGAGAGATAGAATATCAGGAATACAAAAGCCTATTAGAGGCCGCTGGGCGGCTTTCAAGCAAGATATGCAGCGCCGTAGCGCAGATAACGGACGAGGATATATTGAAAGATAAACGCGGCTTACGCAGCCTTACAGGGGCTATGAAGGATTTAGCCGATATTCAGGGCGTGAAGTGCGACGCGGACAAGCGAGAACAGGAAGCGCGAATCAAGAACCTCGAACGCCAGGCAGCGCCGGACGCACAGCTGGAACCGGTGCGCGTTATCATTGCCGGAGCGGATGGCTTTTGCGGTAAGTAGCTATGCCGAAATACAGTATTGATTATTTAAGCCCCACGCAGCGTGAGTTCTTGCAGGCTGCTGCAAAGTATGTTTTCTTCGGTGGTGCGCGAGGCGGCGGTAAAAGCTTTGTTGTACGTGTTGCCGCTGTGCTGTACTGCTTCAAATACCCCGGCATAACGTGCATGATAATCCGTAAAACATACCCTGAATTGCAGGAAAACCACATTGTGCCGCTTACAAGGGATTTGCACTGCTACGCGCCCGAAAAGGCGCAGAGGCTTGCGCAATACAACGATCAGAAAAAAGTTATCGCTTTCCCGAACGGCAGCCGCATTTTGTTCAGGTACTGCGATACGGATAAGGATGCGGAGCGCTTTCAGGGCACTGAAACGGATATTTTGTTTATTGATGAGGGCACACATCAAACGGAGGAACGTTTTCGCAAGCTTACAGCCTGCGTGCGCGGCGCGAATAACTTTCCGCACCGCATTTATGTTACCTGTAACCCCGGCGGTGTGGGCCATAGCTGGGTTAAACGGCTGGCGATAGATCGCGTTTACAAGGGCGGGGAAAACCCCAGCGATTACACTTTTATTCAAAGCAAGGTAACGGATAACAAGCCTCTGATGGACGCCGACCCCGATTACATACGAAAGCTTGAAGCACTGCCGCCTAAGCTGCGCAAGGCGTGGCTTGAGGGAGAGTGGGATATATTCGATGGCGCGTTCTTCGAGGACTTCCGTGCAATGCCCGACAGACTGTTGTGCGAAAAGGTGGGAATAACGCCCGAAGAGGCAATAGAGCAGCGCCGGTACACGCATGTTATCCCGGCGTTTGAACTCAACTCCGGGCAGTCACGCGGCTGGACGATATACAGATCATACGACTTTGGCTACAATAAGCCGTTTAGCTGCGCATGGTGGGCTATCGATTATGATGGTGTACTTTATCGCATATTGGAGCTGTACGGCTGCACGGATACGCCGAACGAGGGCGTTAAGTGGACACCGGACGAGCAGTTTAAACGCATTAAGGAAACGGAAGATACACACCCATGGTTAAAGGGCAGAAAGATATTAGGAGTGGCTGACCCTTCAATATGGGATGTATCACGCGGCGTATCGGTTGCGGAAACTGCCGAGAAGTACGGCGTATACTTCGACCCCGGAGACAACAAGCGGCTTGCAGGCTGGATGCAGTGCCATTACAGGCTGCAATTTGATGCAAACGGCTTTCCGCGCATGTATATATTCGATAACTGCAAGGGCTTTATACGCACGATACCGCTTTTGATGTACGATGAGCACAAGCCGGAGGACTTGGATACCTCGCTTGAAGATCATATCGCCGATGAGTGGCGCTATATGTGCATGGCACGGCCTGTAAAGCCGATAATACCTGAAAAACCGCGCGAGATCATTTCCGATCCGCTCAATCAATTCAAAAAGGATGGATACAAAGCAAATGGATATCACTAATCAGTATGATCCGCTCCGTGCGGAGGTGACGAATGCTCCCGAACAGGCAAACGCCGAGACAGCAGCGCAGATAATGGGCGTTAAGGCGATAGGCGAACAGCAGATAAACGAGCTTATGCAGGTGCTTACAAAGTACCGTGCGGGCAAAAACTCCGTTGATAGCCGCATCATAGCCGCTGAAAACTGGTGGAAGCTGCGCAACGACGTTGAGGAGGATAAGGCAGAGCACGCAAAGCCCGGTTTCAGATCGAAAAGCGGCTGGCTGCACAATGTTATCACCAACAAGCACGCCGACGCTATGGACGCATACCCCGAGCCTAACATACTGCCGCGTGAGCAGGGCGATAAGCTTGAGGCGGCTATGCTTTCAAAGATAATCCCCGTAGTGCTGGAAAAAAACCAGTTCGAAACTACATACAGTAAAATCATGTGGTCAAAGCTGAAAACCGGCACGGGCGTTTACAAGGTGATTTGGGATAAGAACAAGATGAACGGCTTAGGCGATATCAGCGTTGAGAAGTGCAACATACTCAATCTGTTCTGGGAGCCGGGCGTTGAGGATATCCAGCAATCGAAATACTTCTTTGAGGTGGATTTTCAGGACGAGGACGACGTGCGAGAGATGTTCCCGCTTGAGTTGCCGGAGGGCAAGCAGATACCGCACGACTTTATTACAAGCAAATTCAGCTATGACGATCATGTAGATACAACAAGCAAAGTACCTGTTATCAGCGCGTACTACCACAAAAACGGTGTGCTGCACTACATACTGTTCGTGCCCGGTACTGTACTTTATGCAACGGAGAACGACCCTGAGAGGGCGCTTACAGGCTGGTACGAACACGGCAAGTACCCGTATGTGTTCGATGCGCTGTTCCCCATTGAGGGCAGCCCGTGCGGCTACGGCTATGTAGATTTGTGCAAAGCGCCGCAGACGGAAATCGATCTTTTGAAAACTGCGTATGTTGAAAATGCCATGGTAGGCGCAAAGCCGCGATACTTCAAGAAAGCAAACTGCGGCGTGAACATGGAGCAGTTTACAAATCTCAATGAATCCATTGTAAACGTTGAGGGCAGCCTTTCCGAGGATAATCTTGCACCGATAATGCATGATAACCTTGACGGCAACTATATTGAGATGCTGCAGCTTAGTATAAACGAGCTGCGTGAGACCTCCGGCAACACGGAGACGGCGACGGGCACGACATCAAGCGGCGTTACGGCCGCATCGGCGATAGCGGCCTTGCAGGAGGCAAGCGGTAAGGGCAGCAGAGATAGCACCAAAGGCAGCTACAGGGCGTACAGTGAGGTAAACTACCTTGCAATAGAGCTGATACGGCAGTTTTACGATGCACCGCGACAGTTCCGCATTCTCGGCGACGGCGGGCAGGAGATGTTTTTAAGCTACTCCAACGAGGGCTTACAGCCTCAGCCGCAGACGTTCAGCGGCTATGATATCGGCAGCCGCATCCCGGAGTTTGATATACGCATTGTGCCGCAGAAGCGCACGGCGTACACGAAGATGTCGAATAATGAATTGGCCTTGCAGTTTTACGGTCTGGGCTTTTTCAATCCGCAGCAGACCGATCAGGCGCTTGCATGCCTTACGATGATGGATTTTGATAGCATAGATGATATGCGTAAAACCATTAAGCAGAACGGAACACTGTTTGAGCGCTTCAATACCCTGCTGCAGGTATCGGCAATGTTGGCGGCAAAGTGCGGCGACGCGAGATCGCTTGCACAGATACAGATGCTTGCGCAGCAGTCCAACGTGCAGATGCCTACAGTGCAGGTAACGGGAATGCCAGCCGAAGAACCGGCAAACGGCAGGGAGCATGCGCAGGTAAGCAATGCCAGAGCGCAGACGAGAGAGGCGGCAATGCCCGACGGAGGTGCGGCAACATGATAAATATATCTGTAAAGAGCAAAGAGAACATGATAGAGATATGCGCTCAAGGCCACGCAAACGCCGCGCCGAAGGGCGAGGATGTTGTCTGCGCGGCGGCGACGATACTTATACGGGCGCTTGCGAAAACGCTTGAGGCAGCAGTGCCCGATATGGTAAAGACCGATGTTTCGGACGGCAAAGCAGATATAACGGTAACGGGCTATGATCCCGTGGCGGCTGTTGCAATCGAGACTGTATGCACAGGTTTCAGGCTTTTGCAGGCGCAATATCCCGAATATATAAAAATTTTTGCAGAAAAATAAAAAAAGTGGCTAAGGGTGGAGTGACATGCTCCACCTCTTTTTTATTATGCTTAAAGCGTGGACGCGGAACAAAGTTATTCGTTGTTCACCTCCTTTAAGAGCCGCCCCGGCAGACGGCGGCATGAGTAGTCTGCCAACCTTTTTCTCCCGGACGGGGTGTCTCCCCCTTCACCCCGTCCTTTTTATATACCGCTTTAGTTTAACGGTAAAACGCTCGGAGAGATAGAGATGCAGGTTCGAGCCCTGCAGGCGGTACGACGGACTCGCCCACCTACGGGCAAATAAATAGGAGGCATGTAAATGCACAACAAATTCAAATGGCTGCAGCTTTTCGCGGACGGTACCGGCGAGGGCGGAGCAGCCGACTCGGGCGTTACTTCACCTGCCGCCGCCGGGCAGGACACGGGCGTAAATGCGTCTGCCGTCGCCGGACAGACAGTTGAGCCGACTCAGGCGGACAGGCTTAGAGAGCTTGGAGTGCCGGAGTCAAAGCTTAAACGGGCGAAATACAGTCAGAAAGCTGCGCCGCAGAAGCAGCAGGAGACTGTATCGCAGGCCGCCGCTGCGGAAACACAGGAAGTTACAGAGGAAGCCAAGGACACTGCAAAAAGGCTCAGTTGGGATGAGATCATGGCAGACCCCGAATACAATGGGGAGATGCAGAAGGTAGTAAAGGCCGCAAAGGAAAAGCTCAAAACGTCGGCTGAGGGGCTTGAAAAGCTCACTCCGGCCATTCAGCTTATTGCGAAGAAATACGGAGTTGATGCATCGGACTACGACGCCGTTTCAAAGGCAGTCGTGGATGATGATGCATACTACGAGGAACGCGCAATGGAGCTGGGCGTTACCACCGATGTCGCAAAGCAGCTTGATAAATCGGAGAAAATGATGCGAGCCGCCGAGGAGCAGCAGCAGAAGTTTATCAACGAGCAAAAGCTCATGGAGCATATCGGAAAGCTTAACCGGCAGGCTATCGAATTGCAGCAGAAGTACCCTGATTTTAATCTCGGCAAGGAGTTAAACAACCCTACCTTCGCACGGCTTACCGCGCCTGACCTCAACCTCCCGCTTGAGGACGCTTACGAGCTTGTCCACCGAGAGGAAATCAAGGAGAACATAAGGCAGGCAGCGCTAAAAGCGTCGATACAGCAGGTTTCAAATGCGGTGCAGTCCAATAAAAACCGCCCCAATGACGGCGTAAGCAAGTCCTCTAACGCTTCCGTTCAGACGTTTAATTACCAAAACGCCACGAAAGCACAGCGAGAGGCACTAAAAGCCCGGATAAGATCGGGCGAAAAGATATTCCCCGGTCAGCTTTAAGCGCCCCGTCGTTTCTGCTCGTGGCACAGCTATGAAAGGAAACGATAAATGATTGATTTTAATTGGCTGCAGCTTTTTGCAGATGCAGGAACCGTTGTTAACACCCTTGTAAACAATGGCACCTCCAACTACACCAACGCATACACCGGCGACGCTGTTGCCGCAAGCCCCAGCACCAACACTCTCGCGCCGGAGCTCAAGACCTTTTACGATACTGAGCTGCTGGAAAATGCGCGTACCGAGATGTTTTATGCGCAGTTTGGCCGCAAGCAGCGCCTGCCGAAAAACGGCGGCACTACTATTGAGTGGAGAAAGTTCAACACCTTTGATCGCGCAAGTGAGCTCAAGGAGGGCGTGATCCCCACCGGCCAGCAGTTCGGCTCTTCGAGTCTTACCGCATCCATCTCGCAGTACGGCACTTACACCTCCATTACCGATAAGCTTGAAATGCGAGCCTATGATAACGTCATCCTCGCGGCAACCGAGGAAATGGGCGCATCCGCTGCGGCAACGCAGGAAACCCTTATCCGTAATGCGCTGCTTGTCGGTACTAACGTAATGTACTGCGATAACGTCACCGAGGACGGCACTAAAGTTTCTACTCCTACTTCCCCGGCAACTATGGGCGCAGGCGGCACTACTTCCAGCGGCGGTAGCTCGACTCCTGACGGCTGGGCACTGCTTACTCCCACCATGGTAAACAAGGCAGTCACCAAGATGAAGAAAGATCGCGTTCCTCGTATCAACGGCAAGTATTATGCGGTTATCCATCCCTCTGTTGCGTATGATCTGCGCCAGTCCAAGGAGTGGATAGAGGTACATAAGTATGCCGCTACCGGCGAGATATTCAACGGCGAGATCGGCGAGCTGCACGGCTGCCGCTTCATCGAGGACACCTTTGCTCCCATTCTCGGCGGCAGCTACATCTACTCCGGCAGTACTACCTACAAGAACAAGTCCAACGGCGTTACCTATGCCACTTACTTTTTCGGCAAGGACGGCTTTGGTATCGTTGACCCTGAGGGCGGCGGCCTTGAAATGATCATCCACGACAAGGACGAGATCGGCGGTCCGCTCAATCAGTTCAGCACCATCGGCTACAAGTTTGAAACCAACGGCGCTACCATCCTGTACCCGGAGCGTGTGCTTCGTGTAATGTCCGTCAGCTCGTACTCTGCGACTGACGAGGAAAACAAGTAATCCGGCAAGGGGAGGGGATATCCCCTCCCTCCCGTGAAAGGAGACAATATGGCAAACACCAAGAAAACGGAAGCAGAAGATAAGATCGAGGTTTTGGAAGCAGAAGATAAGATCGAGGTTTTTATACCTCGCGGCGATAGGAACAGCGATCCGAACAAGTATGTTTCGGTAAACGGCAATAATTATCTGCTTCCCAAGGGCAAAACATCCCTTGTGCCCAAATGCGTAGCGGACGAGATCGAGCGAGCCAACTACGCACAGCGCATGCTTGATGAGAGCATAGATGCGCTTAAATTCAATAATGCGTAACGGCTGACACGCCATTAACACAAAAACAGCACAGCCGCCTGCAATGGCGGCTGTTTTAATAGGAGAATTACGACATGACAATTGCCGAAGCTATAGATTTAACCGATAAGCTCACACCAAATGCATACGAGGAAACCGATAAGGTACGCTGGCTGCTTGAGATAGACAGGCTTATATACAACGAACTCGTAGCGACACACGAGGGCGCGGAAAGCGTCAGCAAGCCCGAATACACGGCAGACGATATTTCCGCTGTGCTGTTAGCTCCCGAACCGTACGCAGAGGATATATACGTTAACTTTCTGCAAGCCAAGATAGCGCAGCAAAACAGCGAGGACGCAAAGTACAACAAGGCAGTGCTGTTTTACAACGACGGCTATACACGCTTTGCAAAGGCGTACAACGCGGCGCATAGGCCGCTGCCGCAGGATACGTATTTTAGGTTTTAGGAGGATAAAAATGCCTACATATACCACTATTCCCGAAAGCACGTTAACGGAACAGTTAACGGACACTTTCGGTGGCTATAACCACAACCTCAAAATAGGCGACGGAGAGTTTTATGATATGAAAAATCTCACGTCGGACTATTACCCGCTCATGGGCAACAGGGCGGCACGAAGTCTCATTCAGAGCGGCGTGTTTACGTACATAGGTGGAATGACTGTAGACAGCAATGGAGATTTGTATATTATCGGGAACAAGTCCGGCGGCCAATATAGCTCAGAAAGACTTTATAAAATATACAAAAGCTATTCGGCAGGCGAGCCGGATTACAGTAGTCTCGAAGATATGACGGCTATCACATATGATGATTATGCGGATCTGGGAAAGCTCTTATTCTCCGGCAAAGTGCAATTGATTTTTTTTAACGATGATTTAGTTATATTCCCAACAGGTATTAAAGTGAAAACAAAGAAAAATGCCGATGGCCATTATTATTCAAACCACCTTTCAATGTCCAGCCAGGTTGTTATGACTTCTGCCTCATTGCCTTATGTCAAGATAAGCCCATGCGATTCGGACGGCAAAATTATAACTTCCGGGACAAGTACATATGTGCGTATAACCATTGCTACGAATGGCAATGACATTTATTCATCATATACGTTTCCGGCCGGTGATGCGGTAAGAATATCCACAACTATAAATAACAAAGAAGACACGATCGGCATAGAGGGGACACACATAATAGTTAAGTCGTGGGTTGAAGGAAATAACACTGAGCATGTTATAGCCGGTACGATAAGCACAGCTCAAACCATTGATTCAAGTGGCAGTATATTTTATATGGGCAGGGATGTCCCTGATATGGATTTAGTCATACAAGCGCAAAATCGTTTATGGGGCTGTCATTATAGGAAGTCTGATAGCGCAAACATGAAAGGAATAAATGAGATATATGCTTGCAAGCTGGGTGATGCGACTAACTGGAATGTGTTTCAGGGCATATCCACAGATAGCTATAAAGCATCGTGCGGCACACCGGGCAAGTTTACAGGCGCTGCGAATGTTAACGGATATCCGATATTTTTCAAAGAAAACTGCTTCCATAAGGTCTTTGTATCGTCAACAGGAGCGCATCAGATACAGGATAAAGTAATAGACGGCGTGCAGGACGGTTGCAGCGGCTCAGTCGCAATGGTCGGGAATGTTTGCTATTACAAATCTCGTAACGGCGTTGTGGCATTTGACGGTTCTACAACATATTCTACAGGGGACAACCTTGGAGATGAGCGTTACACAGATGCTGTCGGCGGCAGTGCTAACGGCAAATACTATATCTCAATGAAGAATTCAAGCGGACAGTGGGCGATGTTTGCTTACGACGCTGCAAAGGGATTGTGGCATAAAGAGGACGAAAGTCACGCAGTGCAATTTTGCTCAGTGAACGGAGATACTTTATACGTAACGCAGGAGAGCACTGATAGCTATGATATACATCTTATAAGCGATTACAACAAAACGAGCGCACAAGAGAGCGTACCGGAGTGGGAAGCTGTCACGGGTCTGCAAGGCTACAGTTATACAGGGCAAAAGTACATCAGCCGTTTCAACATGCGTATGATGCTGCCGAAAGGTTCATACATGGACATCTATATTGAGTACGATTCAAGCGGAAAGTGGGAGCATCAAGGGCACATCAAGGGAACCGGCATAACTTCTTTCATGATCCCCGTAAGACCGAGACGATGTGACCATTTCAGAATAAAGCTCACCGGCAGCGGCGAGGTCAGACTTTACAGCATGAGCAAATTGTTTGAGGGAGGTACAGACATTCGATGAATATTATTCCACCGCAATCACCTTTATTTAAAGGAACGCAGGAAGAAAATATTGCCGCAATGCAGAGATATCTACTGGAATTATCGGATAACCTGCCGTATTTGCTTAACGACAGCATTGCGATTGATGATGTTTTAAGCGCAAGCAGCGCAAATCCTGTTCAGAACAAGGTTATCAAAGCAGCATTAGATGACAAGCTCAATAAGTCTGACGTTGAAGATAAGCTGGACGGAAGCAGCAAAAACCCCGTGCAGAACAAAACTATTACCGTCCAGCTTCAAACGAAATTTGATAAGTACGGTGGTGATATAAACGGTGATGTTCGCTTGACAAACGTTAGCAGAATGAACACGGCGGCTAAAAAAATAGCGGTTTTCACTAACAGCAACATTATAGAATACCGAACTGCCTCAGATCTGGCGGCTGATCTTGGAATTGGTGATGATCCCAGCAGCAGCATAGCAGACTTAGTATATCCAGTGGGCAGCATCTATATGAGCGTTAACAGCACTGATCCGGCCCAGCTATTTGGCGGCAGTTGGACACAGATTCAGAATAGGTTTTTGCTTGGTGCCGGTACATCCTATACCAATGGCAGCATTGGCGGTGCCGCCACATGTCAGCTAACTGCTGCTAATTTGCCAAGCCATACTCACCCCCAATACGTTGCGACAAGCGGTGGCAGCATATCGGCCAACTTGGACTATGCAAGCTATTCAACCAGCGCTAAAACAGTTGCCCAAGGCATTCCGACGGGTGCTACAGGCAGCGGAACGGCATTCAATATTTTACCGCCTTATTTAGTGGTCTATATGTGGAAACGCACAGCATAGCACTTTGCAACTAAAGATTTAGATAAAGGAAGGCATAAATATGGCAATCAAAAAAACGACATATGATAGGGATACCGACTATCAGAAAAAAATAAACGATGCTGTTGCCGCTGGCAACTATACGGCAGCAGCAAAATATGAGCAGGCGCGAAACGCGAAAATTCAAGGTGAAGCGCTTAACTATGCCCAGACCAACAAATATTCTTCGTACCTTCCCAAAGAATACAACGGTGTTGAATACGATAGCGGCACGGATTATATGAAGAAGATATATCAGGCATTTGGTAAAGGCGATTATACCGCAGCGTCTCAATACGAGCAGCAGCGCAATGCAAAAATAGACGGTGAAGGGCTTCCAAACGCCAAGACCAATTACACCTATACTCCGCAGTATGATACACAGATAAATGAGCTTTTCAACAAACTCCTAAACAGAGAAAGCTTCAGTTACGACACCGAGACAGACCCTTTGTATAAGCTGTACAGGGAACAGTACATTAATCAGGGCAGGCTTGCCATGCAGGACACAATGGGTCAGGCGGCGGCTCTTACGGGCGGCTACGGTTCAAGCTACAGTCAGGCAGTCGGTCAGCAGCAGTATGACGCTTATTTGCAGAAGCTCAACGGCGTTGTGCCGGAGCTTTACCAACTGGCATATTCGCGGTATCAGGATGAGGGCGATGAGCTTAAAGATCAGTATAACATGTACATGGCAAAGGATGCACAGGACTATGATAGAGCACAGACAAATTATGCACAGCTACAGTCTCAAATGAATGCGGCGGCAGATCAGGTCAAAGCAATACTTGAGGTTGGCGGCTCGCCTTCTGCCGATCTCGTTTTGCGTTCCGGATTGAGCGATGAGTATGTGCAGACACTTAAAAACTATTACGCACAGCTTGCGGCTCAGGCGGCTCAGACGGCGGCACGAAGCGGCGGCAGCTCAGGCGGCGGTGGAAGCAGCAGAACATATCCGAGCGATAAGGATTATAAGGTCAATAAGGACGGAAGTATTTCGGTCAAGAAAGTGCGGCAGCTCAGTTATCAACCCGACGAGGGCGTTTTCAAGTGGAACGGTAATCAATATACGAGCGTTGATAGTTTGGTCGATGCATGGAGTAACAGCTCTCAATTGACAAATGACGATTTGCAGGTGCTTGAACGAAAGCTCAGGTCACAGGTATCAAAAGTACAGCATGGCGGTAAAAGCGGCAGCTTTTAAATAGGAGGCTTTAAGTGGCAAGCAAAAAATATAAATTTGATCCTGAAAAACTGAAATCGGATATCAAGGCCGGATTTAAAAGCTCGCAAACGGATTATAGTAAGAAACCGACGAGCAATTCAAAAACGAGTTCAAATAAAACTAACACTAAAAAACAGGTAATCGGCAATGATGCACTGTCACGCAACAACCCCGCGTTTGCGTATTTGCAGAACGAGGGCGGCGGCAAAAAAATCATAAAGGGCAGTGACGCTGTTTCTTTGGGGAAAGTAAGCAATGAGAGAAAGCCGGGGCAAATAAATGCTTTGGGCGCGGGTGATTACGGTGCATCAAAATCAACACGATTTGATAAGGTCATAAACGCTGCTATATCTGGTACTGCGAGTGCTTATAAAAAGGCTGCTGCGGATGTTATGTCCCCGACCGGCAATCTTTCAATGGGCGAAAGCGCACGGGCGGCGATAGGCGAGGCCAAGACCGCAAAAAAAGAGGGCAGGCAGGTCAAGCCGGGGCAGGCACAGCGCAAGGCGGAGCAGGAGAAGATAAAAAGCTTTAATGACGGCTGGGCAGGAGACTTCAAGCAAAAGCTGCTGGAAAGCGCCGAGGAAAGCTCAAAACGTGCGTATGAGTACGAGCAGGAAGCTAAAGAGGGCTTGGGCAAATTCGGTCAGGGCGTTGTGGACTTCGGCATAGCGGGCGCACAGTTTGCCGGTGATGCGCTTCTTAACGCCGTTGCGCCCGGCACAGGTCTTGCGGCAATGGCAGGACGCGCATATGGTTCAGCTTCACTGGACGCACAGCAGCGCGGCCTGAGCGAGGGTGAGCAGCAGATATCCGGTTTAAAGAACGCGGCTATCGAAATGCTAACGGAAAAGCTTTTCGGTTCGGTCTCCAAGGTCGCATACGGCAAGGGCATTATCAGAAACGAGAGCCTTGTAAACAGCCTTGTAAACCGCCTTGCAAAGACGGACAGAGGCCGCACGGCATTAAAGGTTTTAGTCGGCGCGAATGAAGAAGGCTTGGAGGAAGTGCTCTCGGATATCCTCAATCCTATCGCAGACCGCATACTCAAGCTTGACGATGGTAAAGGCGACTGGTCAGACCTTGCCGATGATTATGACACTCAGCAGATGCTTGAGGACTACATCATAGGCGGTGCGCTCGGCCTCGTGGGCGCCGGCACAAATGTTGTGAGCGGCCAGTACAGAGCCGAGAACGCACAGCAGAGAGCATATGAGGAATATCAGCGCCAGTTAGTCAATGCCGGTCTTGCAACGGAGCAGGGCGGCGACGCGCAGCTTACGGCAGAGAAGTATAAAAGCATCCTCGATCAGAGCACACAGCGCGGCAAGCGCAACCTCAGTGACAAGGAAACTGAAAACCTTGAACGGCTAATGACTATCGGAACGGACACACAGACGGTGCGGGATATGCTCGCACAGTCGGGTGTACTCGTCGATGATAACACGGCACAGGCAGCAGCGCTTGCAGCGAGCGGTCAAAAGCTCAGCAGTACGCAAAATGCGGCGATAGGCAATGCCGCTGTGCAGGATGCTATAAATCAGATGGCCGGTAACGGCGTTGTTGATAATATCCGCAGAACAGCAGCGAACGAATACAGCAAGCCCATTGTCATAAACAGCATGGCGCGGCAGTACGAAGTTGCGCCGGAAGTGGTCGAGCGCACATACAATCTCAATCCGACAGCGCCGCAAGCGTTTGAAACGGCGTTCAATGCTGTTTATCAGATGGGGCAGCAGGGCACGGACAAGGCCGCGCTCGGCAAAGTGCCCGTGCTCAGCACGGCACAGGCGAACATTGCGTATCAGATGGGCGCGGACAGCGTGATGAGCACCGAAACAGCAGCGCCGGTCACTAACAATAACACACAGGAGGTAAACGATAATGGAGTACGTATACACAACGTCGCGGAGCGGATTAACGGTCAGAATACCGAAGGACAGATACGCGGAGTGGAAACAGGCACAGGAGAAAATGTCGCCGGAGGAAGTCAAAAAGAACAAGGCGGCACTGGCGCGGCTCAAATCAAAGCTGGCGAAAAAGTAAGCTACAAGGGCAAGCAGCAGAAGGGCGTTTATTATGCCACAGAGGACACCGAGGACATGAAAAAAGGCCGCAAGCTCGCGGAGAGCTACGGCTATAAGGTCATGTATTTTGTAGGCGGCAATATCCGCTATGCAGGCGGCGAGTTCAGGGGCGTTGTTGACACGGCAAACAAGACCGTCATGGTGAGAGCAGACCATCCCGACTACACCGCAGAGCAGATAATGCGCCACGAGATGGGGCATGCCGCGTTTGAAAACGGCGATCTGAGCTTGAACGAGGCAAAAGAAATGCTGCTTGACGACTTCACTGAGGACGAATTAAACGAGCTTATCGAGATATACAGCAGCGAATACGGCGACATTCTCAGCGCCGAGGAAGCTTTTGAAGAAATCTGCTGCGATGCGCTGGGCAGAATGAACATCTTCGAGGGCACGGACTTAAACAGCGAAAGCTACGGGAAAGCACAGTACACCGTGCGCAAATACGCCGCCGATAAAGCCGGCAGCAAGGGCAGAGCGCCGCCGAAGGGCGGGGAAATGTATTCACGCGAGGTTAACGGTAAAAAAATTGCGTGGATTGAAAACAATCCTCTGTCGCTCAAAGATTTGACTAACTACAAGAAGGTCGCGGCTTATATTGCAGATCATATCGGCGAGGTGTATACGATACTCGAAAGTGGGAGCAAGGTTTATATCGGCGAGAATTTGCCCAGCGAGTATACCCAGTCGGAGTATACAAGGGCATTGCTGCGAAAGAGCCCTAAAACTCTGACTGCGAAGAATAAAGCTATCGGCAGTTTCGGAGAAATGATAGAGATAGCTGCAAATCGTCGATGGGAGAAAACAAAACACATAGCAAATAAGGATGCGAAGTACGGCGTTTACAGGTATTCAACGGCTTTTGCATTCCCTGTTAAGCAGAATAATAAGATTACAAATATTAAATCTTTTGACGCAGAGCTTGTTATTCTTAATTCCTCGGACGGCAAAAAGTATCTCTATGATATCGTCAACATAAAAGAAAACACCGCTGACGAGCTTGATCTCATGAAAAGAGACCAGATAGGGGGGCAAGATGCCCCCGCACGTCGCGGTGCTTCTAAGAACAGTATACGCAGTTCTTCCGAAAATGTCAACAAGAAATTTTCCCTTGAGCCTGTATCGGATTCAGCATACATGGAAGCTGTCGACCGCGGTGACATCGAGAAAGCACAACGAATGGTTGATGAGGCGGCTTTGAAGTGGGGCGCAATGAAAAATGGGTATGATGGCAGCTATTATTTTTACCATGGTACAAATTCTGATAACTTTAACGTTTTCGATAAGTCGTATATAGGCGCGGCGAACGACTCTGGCTTTTTCGGCAAAGGCTTCTATTTTGCGTACTCCAGAGGCGAGGCAAGCTATTATGGACGCAATGTAAAAAAAGCATACCTGAGAATCACAAAGCCTTTTGATTTTCAACAAGAAATGTATATGTTGGACGGAAAACGTTCACCGGGACGTGCAGACATTGCGTTTATTGTCAATTTTACTAATAAGTTTCCTGAGTTGGCTGAAAAACATAGCGTAAGCTATGTTGAAAAAGGAAGCGATAATGTAAAAACAATGCCATATGCGGAGTTTTCCGAATTGTTTATAAAATACTACAATTCAGTGGATTTCAAAGTTGAAAAATTAGAAAACACCGATAATGAATTTGCCGTTTTGGCCGATAAATATACGCAGACTTATGAAGGAGTTGACGGCAAAAAACACAAATTCACAGATTATAAATTTAATCAGCGTGTTTATGGTCAAGATGCAGCTAATGATAAAGTAATGTTGACTATGAAATATATAGAAAAAGTTGTTTTTGACTATGTAGACACGGGCACATCAAACATAGGAGGTGTCGCAAGTGTAATAATGGAGTCTCCTGAATTTAGTAGTAAACTCAGAAAATTGGGGTATGATGGTGTGATTCAGAGCAAGGATGGCGACGAAGCTGTCGTGTTTGACTCTGAACAAATAAAAGCAGCTGATCCTATTACCTATGACGACAATGGCAATATCATTCCCTTGTCAAAGCGTTTTGACAGCGAGAATGAAGATATCCGCTACTCCCGCGAGCCGGAGAGACTTAACGAGCTGCGGCGGCAGAATGAGCGGAAGCTTGCACAGGCTACTGCGGAGGATGCCGCAAACGAGAACGAGCGCGGCCTTATACGCGACTATCAGAAGCAGTACAGCAAGGTCGAGGACATACGCGAAAAGCTCAGCGCGGCGCAGCAGGCGCTTACAGAGGCCGAGGACAGCGGCGCAGACTACGACACTACCACCAAGGCGAAAAACCGCTTTACGGTACTCAGCAATCAATATGCGCGTGAGCACAGAAAACTCGAAAGCTACGCCAAAATGAAAGCCCTTCAAAACGTTCTCACGAGAGTTGATGAGCGGTTGGGCAACGACCTGCCGGAGGGCATGGGCGCAGCTTCCGCAAACTTCACGGGAGAGGAAACCGTGGGCGAACGCTGGGTAACGGAGGCTCAGGGCGAGGGCGACAGCGCACTGCACCCGATAAGCAAGGAGCAGGAGGCAAATCTCGCCGAACAGCAGCACAGAGCGCCGCAGGAGATACCAAAGAAAGACCTGAACGGCAAGCTCACGAGCAAGCACGTTTCCACCATAGCCAACAGCGGCATGACACCGGCTGAGTTCTCCGATGCGCTGAGAGAGGACGCGGCGCAGGGTAAGTTCTCGCACATTGCGTACTCCGACGAGGAAGCGCTTAAAAAGGCCGAACGCGCTATCTCTGAAGACGGCTGGGATCAGGCGCTTGCAAACTACAAGGCCGAGATTAACAGCGGCAGAGTATCGAAGGACAACACCGTTATGGGCATTGCCCTTTACAACAATGCCGTCAACAGCGGAGACTACGTAACGGCGATGGACATTGCATCGCTCATGGTCAAAAACTCCACAAACACGGCGCAGTCCTTGCAGGCTATGCGCATTCTCAACAAGCTTTCGCCCGAATGCAGACTGTACCTCGCGGCAAAGTCGATTGAGAACATCGAGGAAGATCTCAATGAGCGGTACAAGGACAACAAAGCGGATATACATGTTGACAAAATCCTTTACGACGAGTATGCCAAGGCGCTCAGGCAGAGCGACGAGGACGGCATAAAAACCGCGTGGGCGAACATCGAGCAGAGCGTAGCGCAACAGATAGATGCGACGTGGTACGAAAAGCTCAACAACTTCCGCTATCTTGCCATGCTGGGCAATCCGAGAACACATGTCCGAAACATCGTAGGCAACGCATTTTTCGTGCCCGTCAGAGCCGTCAAGAACACGATAGCATACGGCCTTGAGAATATAGCCGACGCGAAGATAAACGGCGGCATAGAGCGAAGCAAGGCAATACTTAACTCAAGTAATGCGGCGGATGCGGCGCTTGTCAAATACGCAATGTCGGACTATGAGGCTGTGCAGGAGGTCATACTTTCAGGCGGCAAGTATGTCGATACATTTCAGGGCATCGACAAGCACAGGACGATATACAAGACCAAAATACTTGAGGCGGCACGCAAGGGCAACTCGGCAGCGCTCGACGCGGAGGATGCATGGTTCTGCAAGCCTGCATACGCAAACGCGCTTGCCAAGTGGTACAAGGCAAACGGCATAAGCGCCGAACAGCTCAACACGGGCAAAGTGCCGGAGGAGACGATAATCAAGGCACAAACCATTGCCATCAAGGAAGCGCAGAAAGCCACTTACCGCGACACCAACTGGTTTTCTGCTCAGGTCAGCAGGCTCGGCAAGGTGGATAACAAAGTTGCTGCTGTGCTCATTGAGGGCGTTCTTCCGTTCAAGAAAACCCCGGCCAACATATTAGCCCGCGCTGTTGAATACTCGCCGGTCGGGCTTATAAAGTCCCTTGCGCTGGACACCAAAAAGGTCAAGGCATATGTAAACGGAGACATTGAAAACGGCATGAGCCCGGCAGAGTTTATAGACGATATTTCGGCAGGGCTTACGGGCTCGGCGCTTATGGGACTGGGTATACTTTTGGCCTCATGGGGCGTTCTGAGCGGCGGTGATGACGATGATGAAAAGCAAAACTATTTTGACGAGCTGAGCGGCAAGCAGAATTACGCCTTGAGCATAGGCGGGATGAGCATTACGCTTGACTGGCTCGCGCCGGAAAGTATGCCGCTGTTCGTCGGCGTTGAGCTGTTCAACTCCCTGAGCAGCAAAAACGAGGACAAGGGATTTTTGCAGAACCTCATGAGCTCGGTCATGAGCCTGAGCACACCGATGTTTGAAATGTCCATGCTGCAAAGCGTAAACGATCTTTTCGATAACCTCGCGTACATCAAGCAGGGACAGGGTACTTTCAAAATCGTATCGAGCATGGCGGCAAACTACATATCACAGTATTTCCCGACGCTGTTTGGGCAGACTGAACGCTCATTTGAGGAAGCTCAGCGCGAGACGACATACATTGACCGAAACAGCAAAGTCGGCTCTGAGCTACAATACATGTGGGGCAAGATCGCAAACAAGATACCGTTTTACGATTTCAGCCAGATACCGTATATCGACGCATGGGGGCGCACGGAGGAGACCGGCAACCTCTTTGAAAGAATGCTCAACAACTTTATAAATCCCGCATACGTCAAGAAGGAGCGCCCGACGGAGATAGACGGAGAGCTCGAACGGCTTTATGATCTCGGCGAAACGAGCGTATATCCCAGCCGTGCAAAGACGAACACCAAGATAAACGGCGAGTACCTGACAGCCGACGAGTATGTAAAATACGCGACGACGAAGGGCCAGACTTCATACGAGCTTGCACAGGGCGTTATAAACAGCGCGGCATATTCCGGCGCGGCAGACCCCGAAAAGGCGTACATGCTCAAATATGTCTATTCCTACGCCGATCATATTGCAAAGTACGAGGTCAACAACGACTATTCGCTTGCAAAATGGGAGATGGCGGCATACAAGAGCGCAAACCCGATGCAGGCTATAATCGATCACGCACGGGAATATTACAATCCCGACAAAGAAAACTAAATAACATGGCAAGGGTGGAGTTACATGCTCCATCCTTTTTTATTATGCTTGAGATATAAGCGAAAAGGAGGCAATGCCTTTGACAACTATAATGATCGGAAAGGCGCTGGCGGCGGTCACGGAAAACGAGACGCTTACCAGCGGCATGATAAACGCAAAGATCAAATTCGAGTTTTCCGAGGACTGGACTTCAAACATTTCAAAAACCGCGATATTCACGGCAGGCGACGTTACAAAGGTCGTGCTCGACTCGTACTGGGAAAACAATGTCTGCTCCATACCGCAGGAGTGCCTTGCAAAAAGCGACGAGATACTCATGGTCGGCATTTACGGCGCGGACAACGCAAACGTCGTTGCGATACCCACGGTGTGGGCGACGGTCGGCAAGATACGCAAGGGCTATGAGGGCTATGAGGACGTATCGACCGGCACACTACCCATATGGGCACAGGTGCAGTCTGCTGCGGCGCAGTCGGCAACGGCGGCAAAGAATGCGCAGGATGCTGCGCAAGCGGCTCAGGGCAAGGCTGAGGACGCACAGGCGGCAGCGGAGGCAGCACAGGCCAAGGCTGAGACTGCACAGAGCAAGGCTGAAACGGCGCAGAGCAAGGCCGAGACAGCTCAAGGCAAAGCGGAGAGCGCACAGTCGGCGGCAGAAAGCGCGGCAGCATCGGTTTCCGGCTCGGCATCCGCGGCGGCAAGCTCTGCATCGGCGGCAGCGGCCAGCGAGACTGCAAGCGCACAGAGCGCTCAGACGGCCGGGGAAAAAGCATCGGCGGCTCAGACCGCGGCTCAGGCGGCACAGAGCGCAAAGGCAGACGCAGAGAGCGCGAAAGCAGCGGCGGTCACGGCCGGAGCAAGCGCCGAGAGCGCGAATGCTTCCGCGCAGTCGGCAAAATCCGCCGCGCAGTCGGCAAAAGCAGCGGCACAGACGGCGCAGAGCAAGGCCGAGACTGCAAACACCTCGGCGCAGACCGCGAAAACAGATGCCGAGGCCGCGAATACTTCCGCACAGAGTGCCAAGACTGCGGCAGAGAGCGCCAAGAGCGCGGCAGCTGGAAGCGCACAGAGCGCCGGAGCGAGCGCACAGAGCGCACAGGCAAGCAGCAAGCTGTCCGAGAGCTGGGCGGTCGGCGGCACGGGGACGCGTACCGGTGAGGACACGAACAACGCCAAGCACTGGGCAGAGCAGGCGCAAAACGCGGCCGTCGGCGTTTCAAGCTTCAACGGCAGAGCAGGCGCTGTTACACCTCAGTCAGGCGACTACACCGCCGAAATGGTCGGAGCGGACGCGCAGGGCGCGGCTCAGACCGTACAGGACAATTTGAACACCCACGCGGGAAACACCGTCATGCACATTACCGCCGCGGAGAGAACGGCGTGGAACGGCAAGAGCGGAAAGGCAGACTCCTTTACCGTGACGCTGACGGCGGCAGGGTGGAGCGCAGGCACACAGACAGTCAGCAACAGCAAGTTCATTGCAAGCGGCTATGCCTATACGGTGTGCCCGGCAGGGGACAGCTTCAAGGACTATGCCGAGGCGATGATCTACGCCGACAATGTGACAACGGCGGGCAGGATGAGCTTTCACTGCGACGTTACGCCCACGAAAAATCTTACAGTCAACATTCTGAGAACGGAGGCAACGGCATGAGCTTAGTGTTCAACATGGTCGGAGGCGGCGGAGGTGTAAGGCTTGTGTCCATAGCGGTAACAACGCCGCCAGCGAAAACGGTGTATGAATACGGCGACAGCTTCCAGAGCGCCGGAATGGTCGTCACAGCGACATACAGCGACGGAGCTTCGGCGGCTGTAAGCAATTACAGCATAAGCCCGACAACGTTCACAAGCGTGGGGAGCCAAAGCGTCACGATAAGCTACACCGAACACGGAGTTACCAAAACGAGCACAACCGCCGTTACGGTCAATAAAAAGACCATTTCGGCCGTTCCGAGTCAGAGCGGAGCATTGACGTATAACGGGAGCAGCCAGTCCCCCACATGGAGCGGCTACAGCGCGACGCAGCTGACAATCGGCGGCACGACCTCCGGCACGAACGCCGGAAGCTACACGGCAACATTCACGCCGAAGGCAAATTACCGCTGGCCTGACGGCACGACGACGGCAAAGAATGTGAGCTGGAGTATCGGAAAGGCGGCGGGCAGCTTATCGATAAGCCCGACAACACTGACGCTGGACAGCAGTACAACGAGCGCAAGCATCGCCGTTACGAGAACGGGCGACGGGGTGATAAGCGCCGTGAGCAGCGCCCCGGGCATAGCAACGGCAAGCGTGAGCGGCAGCACGATCACAGTCACGGGCAAGGCAAGCGGCAGCGCGACAATAACCGTAAGCGTTGCCGAGGGCACGAACCACACCGCACCCGCCGGCAAGACCTGCGCGGTGACGGCGAATTTCTTCAACCCCAGCTTTGCGTCCAACACGTGGGAGCAGATAATCGCTGCCTGTCAAGGCGGCAGCGTACCCGACACGTGGGTCGCGGGCGACAGCAAGACTATGACGATAGACGGCGCAAACTATTTGGTCGATATCATCGGCAAAAGCCACGACACCTACGCCGCCGGAGGGATTGCGCCGCTGACCTTACAGCTGCACGACTGCCTTAACACAAAATATTCATGGCAGGCAACATGGGACAACCTCATTACAAAGCTGCCGGGGAGCATACAGAGCGCCATAAAGCCCGTCAGCAAGACGATAAACAACGAAAGCGTTTCCCCGAAGCTTTTCAGCCTTACGGAAAACGAGGTGTTCGGTGCAAAAAACTATGCGCAATACGCCGAGGGCACACAGTACGCCTACTACGCCGCCGGAAACAGCAAGATAAAGAAGGTAGGAGGCAACGATGATGATTGGTGGCTGAGTTCGGCTAACTCCACTCAAATTCCTTTCTGGTTATGTGTGGCGAAACAAGGCATAGCTGACGTGAGCTGGACGATTAATGAAAACAAGGGCACCGCCTTCGCATTCTGTTTTTAATCCGGGAGGTGTAGATCATGTACGTAATAAAAGTAGACAACGAAATCGCCGGATATTCCGACAGCTTCGTATATATCCGGCTGCACACAAACGGCTGCTATGTGCTGTGCAATGAAGCGGAGGCGGGGGGCATATGCGCAAAGGTGGCTAGGGAATACACCGACGCGGAGACCGGCGAAACGGTAACGCAGATAGCCGACACCGTATTCCGGCTTACCGACGACGGTCTGCACGGCACCGAGCCGAAGTGCGAGATCGAAACGGTAAACGGCGCACAGGTCGTAGCGGACAAGGACAGCGAGCTGAAAAACGCCGTGAGCACCGGCGAGCTTGAGGCGGCATACAAGGAAGGAGTAAACAGCGTATGACGAAGACAGAGGCCATGACCAAGATGAAGGAAAAGGGCGCGGACGATGCGCTCAATCTGCGCGGACGCGCAAGCACGATGGACGGCACGGCGATAATCGCGGAGGAAAGCAAAGTGCCCGATTTCGACGCGCAGAAGGATTACAGCGCATGTCCTGCCGGTACGCCGGTTGCGGACGAGGGGCAGGTGTGGACGCTTATACAGCCGTACAACGCCGCGAATTATCAGGGCAGACCGTCAACGCTTCGCGCTCTGTGGGGGCTGTGCCACACGAAAGACCCTGCAAAGGCTAAAGCATGGGTAGTCCCTCTCGGAACGAGCGGCATGTACATGACCGGCGAATGCTACAAGGACGCTTCCGGCAAGGTACACAGGTGCTTGCAGGATAATGTTGTATACGATGCGTCGGCGCTGCCGAGCGCGTGGGAGGATGCGGAATGAACATTACCCCGAAACAGGTGCTCACACTTGCGGCAAAGTACATAGGCTATAAGGAAAAGGCATCGGACAAGGACTTATACAGCTTTGAGGATAACGCCGGACGGGGCAACTTCACGATGTTTCAGGCCGAGCTTGATAAGGCAAAGTTCTGGAACACGCCAAAGAACGGCTATGAATGGTGCACAAGCTTTGTAGCGTGGTGCTTCTGGCGCATTGCAGGCAGCGAGGCAAAGGATGTTCTGTGCCTTACCGGGCCATACGGCGCAAGCTGCGTGAGCTGGGCGAAGTATTACGCGGCACAGGCGAGGCTTTTCACCAAGCCGCAGGTCGGCGATCAGTATTTTCAGCGCGACAGCCGCGACGGGCTGCCCTGCCACACGGGAATTGTTGAAAGCGTAAACGGCAACACGTTCGTTACCATAGAGGGCAACTACGGCAACGCCGTGCAGCGCGTTACCCGGTATCTCGGCAGCACGGTCTACGGCTTCGGCAGGCCGAAATATACAGCAGAAAGCGAGGATGAAGAAATGGTCAGATGGAACAAAATCGAGGATGTGCCGGAGGGCTTTTACCGCGACACCGTCAAGCAGCTTATGCAGGACGGCATAATCAAGGGCAAGGGCAACGGCGTGATCGACCTGACGGAGGATATGCTCAGGGTGACGATATATAACAAAAGAATGATTGAAATAATGCTGGAGAAATAAAGTATGGCAGAGAGCATAATAGTCGCTATCATAACGGGCGTTTTAACGCTTGTCGGCGTACTTATCAGCAACAGCAAATCACAGGCGGTAATGGAAACAAAGGTGATCGAGCTGACACGAGAGGTCAGGGAGCACAACAAGTTCGCAAAGCGTATGCCTGTGGTAGAGGAACAGATTAAGGTAATCAACCATCGCATAAGCGATCTTGAAGACGACATGAAAAATCATCATCATTAATAGGAGGCACATTTATGAAAATCAACTGGACTGTAAGACTTAAAAACAAAACCTTTTGGCTTGCGCTCGTTCCGGCGGTGCTGCTGCTTATTCAGGTAGTGGCGGCGGTGTTCGGCATCGATCTCAAGCTTGACGCGCTGGGAGACAAGCTGCTGGCCGTTGTAAACGCGCTGTTCGCGGTGCTTACCATTCTCGGCGTAGTCACAGATCCGACGACCGCCGGAGTCAGCGACAGCAAGCAGGCTATGGAGTATGAAAAGCCGAAGTGTGATAAATGACACAGGCTCGCTTGAGGCTGCCGCCGGACATGGCGCTACTGCCGCGTGAACAGTGGGAAAAGCTAATATACAGCGCAAATCTCGGACGCGAGGGCAGCAGGATTGCTGATTTGTATTTCATACAGCAGATACCGCAGATAGACATTGCAGAGGAAATAGGGCTTGACAGAAAAACCGTCTCGAAACGCCTTTCCACGGCAAGAACAAAAATCGAACACAATTACGAGCGGCTTTTCAAAAGCTAAGAGGAGGCAAACACCTCCTCTTTTTTTACGCTCCTTTTCCCCATAACACGGACATTGAGTACCCCCTTGAAATCGGAAAAGGCTTTAAGCTTTTAAGTACAAGGAGGCGGCGATATGTTCGTGTTTTTTAATCCCAACCCGGATGCAAAGCGCGTGGGCGACTGCACCGTAAGGGCGATAGCCAAGGCGATGAATACCGATTGGGATAAGACCTATCTCGCTTTGTGCGTTGAAGGTCTGAGAGTACATGACATGCCCTCGGCAAACAGTGTTTGGGGTAGTTACCTCAAGGCCAACGGCTTTAGACAGCATGCGCTGCCGGACACCTGCCCCGAGTGCTACACGGTCGCCGCCTTCGCCGACGAACATACGCAGGGCACTTATGTGCTCGCGCTGTCCGGCCACGTCGTAGCGGTCATAAACGGCGACTATTACGACACGTGGGACAGCGGAGACGAGGTGCCGGTCTACTACTTTGAAAAACGGGAGGAACAATAATGGCTTTTGGTTACAACACACCGTATGGGTATTATCAGCCGCCTATGATGGACAACCTCGCGCAGATGCGAGCACAGCAGCAGCCTGCACAGCAGGGCATGATCTGGGTGCAGGGAGAGGCGGCAGGCAAGTCGTATCTCGTCGCGCCGGGCAACACAGTGCCACTGTGGGACAGTGAGCGGCAGACGATATACCTAAAGTCCGTAGACGCTTCGGGTATACCGACAATGCGAATACTTGACTATGCGGAAAGAACGCAGTCAATGCCGGCTCCCGGCGTGGAGTATGTGACACGCGCAGAGTATGACGCGCTCGCAAAAAAGGTCGAGGCGCTTATACCGAAGGAGGAAGTAAACAATGGGTAATCCGCTTTTTCAGGCGCTCGGCGGCGGCATGAACCCGCAGTTTCAGAACCTTGTGCAGCGCTTCCAGCAGTTTAAGAGCACGTTTCAGGGAAACCCTCAGCAAGAGGTACAAAAGATGCTGCAAAGCGGCAGGATAACGCAGCAGCAGTTAAATCAGGCGCAGGCATTTGCGCAGCAGTTTCAGGCACTTATGAAGTAAGTACATTTTATCCGGCCGGGTATTTGTAAATACATTTTGAAAGGAAAAATTAAATCATGGCTCTTTCTTCCGATGCGCCGGTAATGACTATGCCGGTATCACCCTCCAACTCCGGCTGGGGCGGCTTCGGCGGTGACGGATGGTGGATGATCCTCTTTGCCATCATGCTGTTCGGCTGGGGCGGCAACGGCTGGGGCGGCAACAACGGCGGTGTTATGGACGGCTATATCCTGACCTCCGACTTTGCAAACCTCGAACGCAAGCTTGACAGCGTTAACAGCGGCCTGTGCGACGGCTTTTATGCAATGAACACGGGTATGCTCAACGGCTTTGCAAACGTCACTCAGGCGGTCACAAGCGGCTTCCAGACCGCTGAATTGTCCAAGTGCAACCAGCAGGCCGCGCTAATGGCACAGCTTAACGCAATGCAAATGCAGGCGCAGGAGTGCTGCTGCGAGAACCGTGCAGCAATAGCACAGGTGCGCTACGACATGGCAACACAGGCATGCGACACGCGCAACACCATTCAGAACAGCACTCGCGACATTATCGACAACGCCAACTGCAACAGCAAGGCAATTCTCGACTTCCTCGTGAACAGCAAGATGCAGGATTTGCAGACCGAAAATCAGAACCTCAAGCTTGCAGCTTCTCAGGCAGCGCAGAATAATTACCTTGTTTCGCAGCTCAGGCCGTGCCCCACGCCGGCTTACATCACCTGTAACCCGTGGGCAGCGTCCGCACCTTACGGCGCTTGCGGTAATTGCGCATAACAATTGCACAGCACAGCTTTTTCGTGACTTCACGAAAATGGTCGGGCTTTTACCGATACTAAGATCAAGCGGTGAGGCTCACGTCTCACCGCATTTTTTATGAAAGGATAACATTATGGCTACTTGCAAAAGACTCAAAGATAAGTACATTAAGCATCTTATGAGCATGGACTTAGATAAGCTAAGCATGGAAGAGCTAAATACCTTCGCATCTATCATAAAGATACTCGGTGATATCGAGCGTGCAGATCATATCGACCTGCTCATGAAAATGATGCCTGTAGGAGGATTTAATGCATGTGTAACTGATCGTGACAAGGAGGATAAAACCGATGGCTGAATTTACAAATTCCAATATAGTCAGCATCGCGGCAGGGCAGAATGTGCCTCTGACGGAAACGGCAGTGCAGGGCAATTGCAGTATCGTGCACCGTGAGGGCGCAGGCATTGTCACACTGCGCGGCCTGACAAACCAGTGCAGGGCGCGTTTTCGCGTTGCATTCGGCGCGAACATAGCGATACCAACGGGCGGCACGGTCGAGGCAATAACCGCCGCTATCGCCATAAACGGCGAGCCGCTTACCGCTGCAACGGCGACTGTGACACCGGCTGCTGTGGGAAATTATTTCAACATTTATGTTGCGGCAAATGTGAATGTTCCGCGTGATTGCTGCCTGACTGTGGCAGTTAAGAACACAAGCGGACAGGCTATTAACTTCGCAAACTCCAACCTGATCGTTGAGAGAATTGCATGAGAGGAGTAAAACTATGAGTATGAGATCACTTGAAAAACTTCGTGATATGCTGTGCGAGGAGCTTGACAATATCGCGGAACAGGGCGAACTGAATACAGGCGCACTTGAGGTCATCGACAAGCTTGTACACAGCGTCAAGAACATCGACAAGATCATGATGGCCGATGGCTACAGCCGTACCGGCGAATGGGACGCAGAGGGCTACATGCGCGGCAACAGCTATCGCAGAGGCCGTGACAGTATGGGGCGCTTTACCTCCCGCGATGCCGGGTACAGCCGCAGAGGGTACAGCCGCGCCGACGGCGCAGACCGTGCTATCGAGCAGCTTGAGGATATGCTCAAGGATGCAGGCGGCGAGTCTGAGCACATGGCGATAAAGAAAGCAATCAGTGTGCTGAAAAACGCGTGAATTTACGACAAAATTTACGACAGCACTAAAAAGTCTTGATTTATCAACGATTATAGAGCTATGTAGATGGGTTCGAGTCCCACCACCGGTACCAAGAAACAGAAAATCCCGTAGTTGTTCAAAATACGGGATTTTCTTTATTTATCAATGGCTTGCTGCGTTTTTGCATCATACACAAAACAACAAATAAATACATTTGACAGCGCAAAAATACATATTTTAATGCGCAATTTTACGACAAAATTTACGACAACGGCAGATAGAAGTTGCGCATAGTCTCCACATCGGCGTTTTTGTCTGCTTCGGAGAGCTTTATATATATTTCATGTACTATCTTCGGGTCACTCCATCCGCCGATAAGCATTGTCTGCCGCTCGCTCCATCGGAGATGATAAGCGAGAGAAGCAAAGCTGCGCCTTAATCCGTGCAGGCCGACATTAGGTAAACCGTTTTTGACACAAACTCGATGTATTCTGTCACTGTGTGTGCCGGGATGTTCGGGAAGCAGCGGTTTATCATCGGGGATATCAAGACTACTGATCAGCTCTGCAAGTCTCGGTATCATTATCGGCACATTGCGGCGAGACTTTTTCGTCTTGTTTGTGCTCTTGCGTACAAACCCACCGCCTTTGGAGGCTACCACGCTGCCTCTTATGTGAATCATACCATCGTGGATATTTCGTGGAGTGAGGGCGATAAGCTCGGACCGGCGCAAGCTGTGAAGTGCTAAAAGCGCAGCAAGCTCACATTTTTCTCCCCGAATGGCTTTTACAAACACTTCGATTTGGTTAAAATCAAGCCACGGCATTTCTTTGGGCACAACAGGCGGCAAGGCAACGTTGTCATACTTAATGCCGCATTTGCCTAATACAACGCTCATTAAGCCCCACTCGTTTTTCAGCGTTTTTGCCGAGACTCGCTTAGCTTCGCTGTTAACTGCCTTTTGCCAATCTTTTATACTATATATATCCTCTCCACGCAGGTCCGGGAATGCGTTGTTTTTTACTGATGTATAAGCCTTTAACGTCGAAGGAGATATAATATTATCTTTACTGTTTAAATAATTGTCTATTGCTTTTTCCACAGTAAGAGATTGAGGCTTCTTGTCAACAGGTACAAAACCGGCGCGGATGGCCTGAGCTTTGGCTATGGCGGCTACTTCGGTGTCCTCAATCACAGTCACGCCCTCGCGGCGCAGGTCGATGTACCACTTCTGCCCACGCTTACGCGGCGTGGGTATTCTTATTTCGCCCTTCTTTTTGCGCTCGCGCTGAAGCTTTTCGCCGCAGTAGCAGCAGTATACGGGATGAAGTTCATCGGGTATATCGGCTTTGCATTTTTTGCATTTCATTATTCGCTTTAACCCCCTTAGATATTCGCCGAAAATATTTTTATAGCGAATAATGCCCACAGAATCAGTCCTGTGGGCTTTTTGCTGTTTTAGCGTCGTGGATTACGGTTTTCACCGCAAAGGCGATCAGGGCGACGGCAGCAAGCACTACGATAGCCAGGAACACGGCCAGCAAAGTTAAGCCGCCGGATTTGAACAAGCCGATGTTCTTTAACTGCATATCAAATATGATATATCCCACGCCCACGCACAGCAGAATTGCGCATACACTGACAAGGCAGAATACAAGCGGCCTGTAAACGGCGTTCATGCGCTTGTGGTGCTCAACGTCCTTTTCCAAGCACGCCGCTTTCACCTCCAATGCGTTTATTCGCTTTAGCTGGGTAACGCTGCCCTCTGTGTTTGTTATACCGAACAGCTCGTCCAAGGATAAGCCGAGGGCTTTACAGGTTGCCGCGGAGTAATAAAGCAGCGGTTGCTTCGTAGTGCCGGAGTTGACGGAGCAAATGCTGTTGTAAGGAACGCCGCTTATCCTTGCCAGCTCTGCCAGCGTGAGACTGCTTGAAGCTCTCGCTTTTCGCAGTGCCTCAGGGTACTCGTCAAAGTAAGATTGCATGTCCTCCATTTTTGACACATTAAGCATCTCCCCTATTTAAATTTCTTGAAATACACGAGAAATTATTGAAATACACGATGAATTCGGCGAAAACACGAAAATTTCGGGTAATTCCCGAAATCGATTTCGGTTATTTCTTTAAGGTTTCGGTTATTTCTGCATGGACATTTATCAAGACAGGTGCTACGCTATAAGTACAGCAAGCAACATTTTACAAACGCTGTGTGAAAAAATGTCCTGCCCTGTTGGCGCAGCGGCAGGACGGATTAAATTAAAGAGGTGCAGCAATGAGAAACAACACGAAAAAAACTACGCCCGAACCCCTAAGGGCTAAGTGGCTTGCGAGAAACAAAACCATTATAATAATAACCGAGGCAAGCGACGAGCGCATACTGGAGCTTCTGAGGCTGTTTGACGACGGTCACCGGCTGCCGGGGTCATAGGGGTAACCGGTGTTGCAATCATCCCAGCCATTATGATAGCCCTGATTAAAGCCCTCATTGAGCCCGTCGTTTACACCCTCCATATATGCTTGCAGCCGCTTGCCGCTGTCGTCTTGCAGCTCAAAGAAAAATGGATATGACATAATATCATCATTGTAGGGCTCATTATATTGGCAGGCAGTATAGCCCATGTAATAGCCCAAGGAATAGCCGGTATTGTAAGAGCTGTCATAGCCGTTACTATGCTGTTCCTCGCTTATGAGCTGTTTTGTTTCGCTGCTGCCCATTTGTTCACACGAAGCAGCGGAGACCGTGAGTATGACAGCGCCTAATATAGCAAGCACTTTTCTATTCATGCGCATTTCTCCGTAATATGTCTTGCATTTTATATGCAAATGCGTTATTATCTAATCGAGATACAAACCCATGCGAATGTATCCCGATTAGATATAACATGAGAAACACATTGAGTGTCAATACACATTATAACATTATCGTGGCAAAAAGACTATAAATATTTACATTTTCGGCAGTTTGTATGAAACGGGAGACGGAAACTGCACAGATTGCACAATGAGAGAGGGGAAGAAATAATGTTGACTGCTGACGAATTAAAAACACTGCGCGAGATACTTGACAATGATGCCGGGCTTGACGACGGCAGCAAAGAAATGATTATGGGCATTGCCGAGCGCAACGATGTTGAGGGATTTAAGTTTCTTACTTTGCTTCTGTATATGCTTCAAAAATACCCTTTACAAACTTCCGATCAGCAGGAGACATCCGCCTAAGCATTTCGGCAATGCGGATAAGCTCCTGAACGGTAAGATCGGTTCCCTCAATGGCATTCATGAGTGCACTAACATCCTGCGGTGTCGCATCGGGAAAGTGATACAACACATTGTCGCGAAAATTAGATATAGCATCGTTTTTATCGAGCTCTTCATCCGTCGGAATGGAGGGCTCTTTTTTTATGCCGAAAAGCAGCTCCTCGGGAGTTACGCCGAAATACTTAGCTATGCGCTCTACGGTCGCAGGGCGAGGTGTGGAGCCTTGCTTCCATTGAGTAACGGAACCGGATGCAATCCCTAATTCCTTAGCAACTCCGTTTGCACTTTTTCCCGCGGCCTTGCAAAGCAAGTTGTAGTTAGTGAAAAAGTCCAAAATTGCACCTCCGAATTTGTGAGACTTGACAAAATCTCATAAAACATGAGATTTTGCGCAACAAAGTATTGACATCTCATAAAAAACGAGATATACTCACAAACTGTGAGGTTAAACTCATGAAATATGAGACAATGAAACAATTTGATTTGATTGGTGGCACATTCATAATAACTTATTGTTTCCGTTTTGTCAATATTAAATCTCACAAAAAGCAAGAAAGGAGGCAGAACAAGTGAATTTTAAGAAGGCAAGACTGGCGGCAGGGCTTACGCTCGACGAAGCTGCAAAAAAGCTCGGCTATGACCATACCGCTATTGTCGGATGGGAAAAAGGCAAGTGGCTGCCAAGAGCAGCAAAACTGCCGGAAATTGCGAAAGTCTACGGCTGCACCGTGGACGAGCTGCTAAACGGGTAAGGCCGCAGCTAAACGAGACTTATGATGTTGAACATATACAGCAGAAGAAAAAAGCCGGTGACGACGGTTGAGGCTATGGCAGAAATTCCAAGCCTGTTAAGAAATAGGCCATCGTTCAGTAGCTTATCAATTTCCTGCTTGTACCCGCATCGTTTAAGTATGGTACTGGCTATTGATATGGCAATGCAAAAGTATGTAGAAATCAGGCCGTTGAATATGAGCCAAATGAAACCGTAAGCGATCAAAGAGCCAAGTAGGCTTACAGGTTCACCGGTTCGACCGTTGGTAACATAACGGAACTCAACACCCGGGAGAAGCGAGGTCATCGAGGCTATATATGCAACGGTAATGCCGATACATGCGGCAAGGACAAGAGCAATCACTATTTTACATCTACGCATGAAATCAACTCCTTTAAGATGAGAATGCCGCGAATAAACTGTACATTTGTAAAAAATATTTGAAAGGGGGATGAGGAAAGTGAAGAAGCTTAAAAAGGACCTGAACAGAGAGCTATACAAGTCATTTGCCGAGAAGCACCCGAATCTGCCGCTCATACTCGCAATATTCGCGCTGATATCGGCGTTTCTTGCACCGCTCATACGCGGCGGCTAAAGCAAATATGCCTTGAGTGCGGCAGCAACGGCAATGCCTGTTGTTATCCAATAGCGAACCTCGTTATACACAAGCTCTGACCGGAGTACACGACCGGAATTTGTTAGCGAATAGCAATCGCTGCTGCGCCGTACATGGCCGTTTGCTTCAAAATCCTTGAGGAGAGCATTAACATCAAGGCCTTTGGACACTCTAAAGTGATTCAAGATGTCTGCTTTGGACATCTGACCGTTTTTATGAAGCAAATACAAAATCTTAAACTGCGGATTTATGAACATGCAGATACCTCCTTTTTTACAGGAGGGTATCACGAAATGTGAATAAATGCAACAGAAAGGAGCTGATATGATGCCGGAAATGTGGACAGGAGACCTTATAGGCCGCATGCACAACGCAAAGGTAACAAAGGTAGATATCGCCAATGAGTTGGGCGTGCACAAAAGCTATATTTCCATGATACTCAACGGCCAGCGCAAGCCCAGGAACGCCGAGGCGAAGCTTAACGCGGCGTTTGATGCGATCATGGCACGAAGAAACGAAGGGGAGTAAACGATGTATTGGTTAATCTTATTGCCACTGCTTTTAGGTCTAAGCATATATCCCATTATTAAAACTGATCCCTATTGTTCGGATTGGCTTTATTTGATGAGTCGTATAGCAGCAATACTTACAATTGTTGTACTGATCATTACAATACCGACGATTACCTTGATTTATCCACAGGAAATAAACACATTTGAACAGCAAAAAGCGTATATAGAGACGCACATTCCGAAAGACGATATCGAGGATGCAGCAATTACATCAAAAAAAGTCGAGCTGAACGAATGGCTTTACAAGGCACAATTCAACAAAAAGAATTTAGGCGGCTGGAGCATGTACTCTGACAAGGTGCTGGAACTTGAGCCAATAGAGTAAAGGGGGCAAATAAAATGCCGAGAACGCGATTTGACAAAATCGACAGAGACCCGCTAAAGGAGCTCGTGCTCGGCCGAAAAAGCGCATTGCAGCTGAGCGAGGTCAAGCTTGCCGCCAAAATGGGCATAAGCGTAGGGCGTTACCGCTCGATGATGGGCGGAACGTCGGACGCGTGGAAAATCGGTGAGGTCAAGGCGCTGTCAAGGGCGCTGGATATCCCGATAGACGAGCTGAGGGCACTTGTGGGCAAGTGTTGAAAGGGGAAAGGGTAATGATACTGGTTTGGTTTTGCGTGGCCGTCATGGGCATCGTATTTACGATAGGCGGCATTGTATCGGCGCTTGTGTGGTTTGCCGATACTGCGGAGGCTGAGTGCGCTAAGAGGCGCGAGAGATACACATTTAAATAACAAAAAGGAGGAACGGCAAATGAACCTTTATTGGGTAGATAACGCGATCTACAAGCTCTACGACAAGTTTGTAGACCCTGAGACGGGGGAGCTTACAGACCCCGAAGCGTTCGCGGCAAGGTATGCGAAGCTTAGCATAAGCCGCGAGGAGATCATTGAAAACACGCTGCTGCTTTACAAAAACTGCGTAAGCGACGCGGCAGCGATTGCGGAGGAAATCAAGGTGCTCAAGGCACGGCAGGCCGCGCTTGAGAAACGTGCGGACAGGCTCAAGGCCGACGCTTCCGACGCGCTGGGCGGCGAGAAGTTCCACACCGCAAGGGTGGCGGCATTGTGGTACAAGAGCACCATAGCCACAAGCGACGATGAGAGCATTGCCCCTGACGAGTACATGAAGGTAACGGTTACGCAGAAGCCCGACAAGAACGCTATCAAGGCCGCTATCAAATCCGGCACAGAGGTTTCCGGCTGGCGTTTGGTCGAAAACATGAATATGTCGGTAAAGTAGGTGCGGTATGGGGAACAATATGATTTTTTACGACTACGGGCGCAGCGTACCCGTAGTCGCTATAAAGCCCATAAACGCCGGGCGGCTGAAAGGCATGTCGGATATAAACCCAATGTGGCGCATCAAGACGCTGACCGAGATGTTCGGCCCTTGCGGTATCGGTTGGTGGTACGAAATCATCGACAAGCGCTTTGAGCACGATCCTATAACCAGGCAGACAGCGGCATTTGTGGAGATAAAGCTCTTTTACATAGACCCTAAAAGCGGCGGGGAGAGTCACGGCATCCCCGGCCTCGGCGGCGCAAGCTTTGTGGCGAAGGAGCGCAACGGTCCGTATATGAGCGACGAGTGCGAAAAGATGGCACTTACGGATGCGATAAGCGTTGCAGCTAAGGCGCTGGGCATCGCGGCTGACGTGTACTTTGCAAAGGACAGAACGAAATACGATACACCGCAGCCGAAAGAACCGGAAACGCCGAAACCGGAATCACCGAAAAAGGACAATATATCGCTTAAATGTGAGGAATGCGGAATGTTCATCATGGATTACATTGCGCAGGACGGCACCAAGACCAGCGCGTTCAAGATAGCAAAGCTTACTAAGAAGGAAACCGGCAAGTGCCTTTGCAAGAGCTGCTATGAGGGACGCAAAAAATGAGGGCTGAGATACACGATCTGACTTTCACGATGGACGGGGCGCAGGTGATATCTTTCCGCACAAAGGACGATTGCCGCGAGCTGTACGAAACGCTGAAAGGCAAGGACTTAGATGTTACGGCCAAGAAACACCGCGAACCGCGCAGTCTGAACGCTAACAGCTATGCATGGGTACTTATGGACAAACTCGCCGCGAAGATGCACATAGCAAAGGAAAGCCTTTACAAGGGCTATGTGAAAAACATTGGCGGCAACAACGATCATCTGTACATTGCAGATGAGGCTGTATGGCGCTTCTGTGACGCGTGGGAAAGCTGCGGCTTAGGCTGGCTGACGGATGTCACGCTAAGCGGTCAAAAGGGCGTATCGGAAGTCATAGCCTACTACGGCAGCAGCGTATACGACACGGAGCAGATGTCGCGGCTTATAGACCTTGTGGTGCAGGACTGCCAGTCAGTGGGCATTGAAACCAAAGACCCAAACGACATAGCCAGTATGCTGGAGGCGTGGGATGGCAGATAGCATCATGCAGACGGAAAAGGCATGTTTCATCACCGGCAGCACAACACAGCTTTGCCGCCACCATTGTTACGGTGGGGGCAGGCGCAAAGCCGCCGAGAAATGGGGCTGCTGGGTGTGGCTGCGCTACGACTGGCACAACGGCGCAAGCTACGGCGTTCACTTTAACCGCGATCTTGATATCCGCTTAAAGCAGCAGTGCCAGGAACGATTTGAAAAACTGTACGGGCACGATAAATTCATGGAAGTGTTCGGAAAGTCATGGATATGAAAGGGGATAACACATCATGTTGAATTCAACCACCATAATGGGGCGGATTACAAAAACGCCCGAACTGCGATACACAAAGACGGGCGTACCCGTCGCATCGTTTTCCGTTGCCTGCCAGCGCGACTATGCAGGATCAGAGGGCGGACAGCCCAAGACCGATTTTTTCGGCTGCGACGCATGGCGCGGTATGGCTGAATTTATCGCCAAGTATTTCGATACCGGCGATATGATCGTCGTTTCCGGCAGATTGCAGAACGACGAATGGACGGACAACGACGGCAAGCGCCGCGTTACGACGAAGATCACCGCCGAACATGTTTATTTCGGCGAGAGCCGCAGAAGCAAGCAGGTAGCGGACATAAGCGCCGCAGACTTTGAAGAACTGGACGACAAAGACGGCGAATTGCCTTTTTAAAGGTGATGCGCCATGCCGAACAGGATCATTAAAGAAAGCGTGTGCACATCGGACAGTATCGACAAGCTTTCGTGGTTCGAAGAAGTCTTGTTTTATCGGCTGATAGTAAATTGTGATGATTACGGGCGCTTTGATGGCAGACCATCTATTATAAAAAGCCGCCTGTTCCCGCTAAAGGAAACACTGACGACCAAGACAGTTTCAGGGGCGATAAAAAAGTTGGAGATTGCAGGTTTAGTAACTCTGTATGTGTTTGAGGGTAGACCGTATCTGTACCTTCCGACTTGGGACCACCACCAGAATGTTAGGGCGAAGAAAAGTAAGTTTCCAGCGCCGGAAGGCGGCTTGCATACATCTGAATACATATGTATGCAGATGCAATCAGATGATAGCATATGTCCCCGTAATCCAATCCAATCCGAATCCGAATCCATATCCGAATCCGAATCCATATCCGAATCCGAATCCATATCCGAATCCGAATCCGAAAAGCGCGCGGATGCGAAAACCGACGATTTTGATGCTTTTTGGGCTGTTTACCCCCGCAAAGTGGGTAAAGGCGACGCAAAAAAGGCATTCGCTAAAGTCAAAGCGCCCGTTTCGGTACTGATATCCGCTGTAAATACGCAAAAGCAAAGTCAGCAATGGCTTAAAGACAATGGCCAGTACATACCAAACCCGGCCACTTGGCTTAATCAAGGCCGCTGGGAGGACGAGCTGCCGACAAATGAAGCAGCTAAGGGCGTTGTTGCACACAGCGAAAAAGCAAGCATGCAGCAGCTTGAAAGCCTTAAGGAAATCTACAGGAAAGTAAAAGGGGAACAACGATGAAAGAAATTATATGCACATCACAAGCCGAGCTTGATGCCGTAGCCGTAGATTTTGACGGCAGGGTAATTATCAAATTCAGCACACCATATAACTGTGCGGTAGTGAACAGGCGATTTAAATATCCTGTCGTGGCGTGGGACAACAGCTCCGTCGAGGCGCGGGGCAACAGCCAAATCGTAGACGCTG